CCTTTGGCTTCAAAATTAATTTCTACAATTCTTTTATTCATTTCATTAATAGCACTTTTGGCATCTATGTCTGGGTCGCTTTCGTTTGCTCCGTCACTTAATTCATTTGTTAGTCCAGTGTATCCGTCATTACTATAATAAAATCTTTCACCCGTTGCTGGTCTTATATCACTGGATTGGAAACTGCGTAGATCTGGAAAATTTGTTATTTTGAAAACTTGGGCTGTTCCATCTATTGCCGTTGTTCCATCTAGTTGTGTGTCCATAGTAACTACATCATCTATATTATAATCAACACCCAAATTCAATACTCTAAATTCATCAATAATACCACCAATTGACCCTTCAACTTTTACTGATAAAACTTCAATTGTTAATCCAGTTCCACCAGCTGGTGCTACAGTAGTTTGATAGATTCCCGCAACATATCCAGTATTTGGTTTGGCATCTTTTCCAGTTCCAATTGTTGTTATATCCATTCTTAAAAGCATTGAGCCTTCACAATAGTATTCTAAATAATACAATTTGTCTGGATTCCAAGCGTCGTTTTGGTCTTCATCTACTGGTCGAAAAAATGTTTCACCAAGGCTTCTTCTACTTAACATAACTCTTAAATTTTCTTCTGTTCCATCTTGAATTACATCTTCTAATTTTCCACCATTAGCAATTTGCCCATTAATTCGTGGTTGATATGTTGGTTGTGCTGGATAATTCGGGCCAATGTGGCCAACACTTACCATTGGTGAAACAACAGTGCCTTGACCACGATAAACAGCGTGCCTTATAAAGGGCATTCGTGCTGTGTTTCTTGCTATATGGTTTATATAAAATGACATTCCAATTAATGCTTGGTTATCTAGAAATCCATTTTCATTTTCTGTTGCGTTTATTTCCATCACTTCATCACTAGCACCACGGCTGTTAACAATGATTTCTTCCACACTGAGTGTATCACCAACATTAACAACGATTCCACTTGGTGACACTAAATTAATCCATTTATTTTTAAAGTTATCTTCAGATTCGCTTAAATTCTTATATGTATTATTTCCACGTAATCTATTACATTCTAATAAAATGTACTTAGCCATAGTTATATATTATAATTAAATGATATTTTTAATATATAATTATTCCTTAATAAAACATTTTGCTACACTACGAGAACTTTTTTAATAAATTGGAGTACTTAAAGAAAAGTTCTCGTAGTGTAGAAAATACTATATAATGGATACACTACGGGAACTTTTTTAAAATTCTAAACAATAAAAAATATTATATTTTTCTAATGGGATAAATTCACTTCACCATTGCGTATGGTAATAAGACGTTCAACACTTGCCCAACATCGCATTTCACGTGCTGTGGCATCTGCAGCGGTTCGTCTAATATTTTTAGAAACTATTATTGGTTTGACACCAATGCGTTTTCCATTTCCAAGAACGTTCATTCCAGAAGTTGTTAAATCTACACCAATATAGTGGCTAGTGGCTCGAATATCATTTGTTAATCCAGTGTTGGATTCATCTGGTAATTGCCAATTTTCAATCTTTCCAACATACACACTATTTTGATTACATACACCGTCAGCATTTGCTTTGTCACTATCAACATTGAAAGAATATATTTGATTTGGTACTTGTAATGGTTTGCCCATAACTTGTGTTAGTTCATTGTGTTTATGTGCTGGATTCTCTAAATCACGGTCATATAGCCTTTGTTCGTTAATTCTATAATTTATTTGGTCGTTAGTTGTTAAACATTTTGAAAAATAATTTCCAAGTAGATTATGGGCAACTCCTTGAGCTTTTTCACTAATTAATAGATTTCGCACAACACGACCAGATACGGCAATATCTCTTTCAATTCGTTGTTCGAGAACGTTTGGTGTGGTTGGGGGTGTGACTGATGGAATTTGTGAATTTGTTAAAACGGTATCTTCATATAAATAAGTTAAACCACGTTCTGAAAATATAGCATTACGTGTTGAAGCCATTGAACCATCATCATAATATAAATGGTCGCTATAAAATTTAATATTAACTAGACTTGGAACAACAATACCACTTGAGGTGGAAGCGTTGGGGAAACAGCACAAAGTGCCATCAGTTCGTGTGGATTGCGTATTGAAAACGAGTCTTAAAAATACATTTTCTTTCATGGCATAAAGTGGTAATTGACGACTTCGCATAAATGGAATTAGATGTGAAAGAGGAACACTGAAAACTGGGGTGGTCAAATCATCATCAGTGGGTTTGATGAATTGGGGAACAACGGCAACGGCACTTGCGTCGGCTGCAAATGTTGTATAGTCTAAATCCTTTGGCATAATGCGTCCAGTGGCGGTTGAAACTTCATTGAATCTATCAACACTGTTTCCAGTCTTGACTTGTTCGACATATTCGCGGTGTTCTGGTGTTTCAAATTGACGAACCATAGTTTGATAATGTCCGTATTCTTCAGTACTGGCAATGACTTTGGAACCACTCATTAAATAAGCATTACGAATTAATCCGTGAATACCAGTTTTAAGAGGAAGGAAAGCATCTGAAACACCGCTAGCACTTCTCACAGCAAGGGAAACGAAACTGCCACCATCAAGAATTCCATTACGGGGGATTTGGAAAACTACTTCATTGTTGGTTGCCGTGATTGGATCTAAGACTTCAGTTTTAATTTCCATATTATTAATTGTTGGTAAAACTTTAACATTGAGGATATCTGGTAGTTGAGAACTCATATTGTATATGTTAATAATATATATTTTTATTAATTATATTTTTTTAATTAATAAAAATAAAGATTTTAAAAAGTTGAAAAGATTCTTAAAGATTTTAAGTAGCGATCATGATCCCAGAAGGCGAATATTGAAGCACATTTTTGGATAATATAAAAGTAAAAACAGCATTGGGGCTCTTTCCATCAAGATCTGAAATAATACGTGTTGCGTATGACTGACCCTTGAATGATACGCCAACATCTGAAACACGGTCCATTGCAAGACCAATGCCAAAATTTCGGTTTGGGTCAGCATCAATACCTTGAGAACGATTAACAGCCGCTAGAACTGGTCGGTATGGTCTTAAATCATTACCACCAAAGGACATTAACTGTTTGCTGTTAAGCATTCTAGAAGCACTCACGATTGGTTGGAATGCGTTTAAAAAATTCATCATAACTTGAGTTTCTGGCACATTATCTTCATTTTGCTCTTCACAATCGAAATCATAATCGAACCCAAGTTTCACGCCGCCACGACTAAATGAAACTTTTTTGAGAATGCACGCTTCACTATAAGTTGTACCGTCATTCGCTGTATTTTTTAACATTGGATTTGCAAAGCCATCAGAAGCGTAATTATTAGAAGCATTGACTGGAAGAAAGGTATGAACAACACTTAACACTTGAGAATTCGCAAGATTGTAAGTTTGAGTTGCATCGCTAGAATTAATAACAGAATAAAGGGAAGACCACGAATTGTATTGGAAACCACCAGATCCAGCAACTGATAATTGTTGAACCCCTTGTTCATCTGGTACAAGTAGATCGCCACTTATACTAATATTTTTTAGTTCATAGAAGGCACCACTGGCATCATCCGCATTTGCACCACTAAGCACTTGCTGATCACTGGCTAATTCAAGTTGAATCCTTAAACCATTAACACCGTTTTGTGAAAGGGGAATTGGATTTCCACCTTGAAGTAATCCACAGTATAATGGAATACTGAAATCAATTTCATTATTTAAAAGGTTACCAGTTCCAGAATCAAAGCCGTTCATTAATGCTACAATCGATTTTTCAGTTGCGTAGTCTTGCTGGCTATGAGTACTAGACAGAATCGTTGAAACTAATCGCCCATATTGACGTATGGCTTCGAGAGATTGATTACTTGCTTCACTTGATAGAACAACATTTTGAAAAGCACTGTGAATTCCAACCCTTGATGACAATGACACATCAACAGCACCACCAGCTTTTAAATTGTTATTATTTACTAAAGCTTTGGCAGATGTATTGACTCGAAAAGTTCCGTTAACTCTTAAAGATGAGGGGCGCAAATATTTTGCTTGTGCTGGAATGCTAATTGTGATTATTGGATTTCCATTTCTAAAAGAATACGTGCCATTTGAGGGTTGATTTGAAGGACTTATTTGAAATTTTTCAACAGTTACGATATTTGGAGAACTCATATTGTATATGTTAATAATATATATTTTTATTAATTATATTTTTTTAATTAATAAAAATAATTCTTAAAGTTTAATTTGATGAAGCCATAACTTGACCACGGCTAATTGTAATTCTACGTAATCCATATACATAGTTATTAAATAGTTTTTGTTCTGTTCCAGCCCCATAATCAATTCTTAAAGATAATGTTTCGGTGCTTAAATCCATGACTTGTCCATATTTAGTCAGTGAGCGTGAAATACAGAAATGATCTTTTAATAAATGAAGATTACGCACTGGTTCATCAACATTCACGACTGCTTTTTGAAGTTCATTGATATGTAAGGGTTCAGATCCAAAAGTTCCATTGCCTTTATCTTGTGAATATCGTTGAAGAGGAACAAGGCGTGAGGGGTAATGATTTGTACCCCATATCCATTCATAATTTTCGGCAAGATCAACAATTCCACTTAATGAGGATGCGGCTAAACTTCTAGAATTGGTAACACTCAATGGTTGTGAAAATAAAGCTTTAGCGCGTTTCATTAAAGTTGGAATTTGACATTGAAATAATCCAGCGGTGTTGCTTTGATTATGACGGAATAATTCATAACTCATTATATCAAAAGATACGCCTTTTTCAGATTGAGAAGCACGAAGTAATCCTTCTACATAACTTTGGGGAGGTTGGACCGTTTGACAAACCATTTCAATATTGCTTAACACATAACTGGGGGCTTCTTGTCTTCCATTCTTAACATTAGCGGCACCGTCGGTTGGTAAATAATAATCAAGGGCAACTTGTCTGTCTGCCATTTTGTAATATAAATCAGCGGTATTTTGAGTGAGGGCTTTT